GGCCTTCTGGCATCTACAGGTTTTTTCTCAGGTTCGCCAAAAACTTCGGGGAACTTTGAGCGTACGCGAGCATCAATCTGCTCGTAATATTCATCAGAGCGCGGGTCAGTGCCTGCGTTTACTAGTTTTTGATGCAGCCCTAGTGCAAAGCTGGTAACTTCTTCAAACCCATTCGATCCGAACCACTGGTTTTTTGCCTGCCAGCGCAGAGATTTTTCGTCCGGTTGAACTTGTTGGGTTTGTCGTGGTTGTATTTGTACCTCATTACGCTCTTCTTGTAAAGGGGTAACGCGATAATTTTTAACTTTTTCCAAGTTCATCTTGGCTTCAGTCAGTCTTTCTTGCGCTTCGATGATAGCGTCTGTGTCAAAAGCCTCTTGTGCCTCTTTATACTGCCGTCGAGCCATCGCAAGATCCGCCTCTGCTTTTTCCTTAGAGGTGTAGATGAAAGCTTCCTGACCGACGTTAACGCTTTTTTTAAGGCTTTTATTTTCCTCAATCAATTGTTTTGCAAGACGCTCAAGTTCTTCTTTCTCCCGCAACACAGCTTCTTTTGACCTGCGCTCGTCATGACGTGCGTGAGTCAATTCTTTGATGCGGTTCTTTACTTTGTCGGAGTAATTTTCGATTTCATCGTCTGTTGGATCTTCAACTTCGCGATTCAAAGGAACACGGCCACGGTCGGGCTCGGGTGTGTCATCAACAATTTCAATCTCGACTTCGGGTGCTTCAGTCTTGATCTCTACATTGTTTTCTTCTATTTCATCTGGGAACTTAAATTGTTCAGCCATTTTTTACTCCATTAAGCGCGGGTAATCCCACGAGGGTCTTGCACAACAGCGTCTATTTGATCGTCATTCAAAAGACGGAACTCTTTGCCAAAGATCTTGAATCGCGTACCAGAATACGTACGCACCAATACAAAGTCTCCGGGTTTGCACCAAGGGCCACTAGGGAACTTGGTCTTGTCAGCGTATGCCTCTGGTCCAACTTTTAGCACAAACAGCACAGTGGTTGCGTGTTGTTCGCGCTCAGCATATTGGGAGGGGCGTACGAGATCCAGCTCAGTACCATCAATCTTGTCAGAGATGTCAGGCACACCGCACAGGATATGAAACCCTGTTGGATCAGGCAACACAGTTGCTTTTTCTTCCGGTGTTGCATCTTCAACAGGTGCAGACAACGGCTCAATGCCGGGAGGCAAAATTAAATCACTCATCTGATTCTTCCATTTCTTTTTGCAGGTCAAGTAAATAACGCTCTGCGATGGCTAGACCCGAAATAACACCGCAAAGTTTTTGGTACTCTTCAAATGTGCGACACCCACCACCCGCCATGTCGTCGGCGTAGTTGTTCATGTCGGTGCGTATTTTTTCGCGCAATACGCGTGCGAAGTCTTGGATCATTCTTTATCTTTCTGTTGGGGTTGTTTTTTTGCAATTTCGAGTTGTGTCTTGGCTTGCGCACGTTGGTGCTTGAGATTTTGCCGGTGGACGTCCTCGTTTTGCGCAAGTGTTTGTTGGTGCAATTGTGCTTCCATAATAGCTTTGGCTTGTTGAGCGCGTAGCTCTTGTTGGGCTTGTTCTCGTTGTGCGGCAAGTTCGTGCACTTGTTTTAACTTTTCAATCTCAGGACTTTGCCCTTGCATTTGCACTCTATGCTTGGCAATATCTACGCCTGTTTTAAGTCCTACCTGTTGTTCTTGGGAAGCCACTTGATGCTGTTTTGCTCGGATATCTGCGCCTACTTTCATAGACTCCAGTTTTAAATTACCGCCAACTTTTTCAGTTTCCAATTGCACCTTGGCCATAGCAACCGCAGATTCGGATGCGGCCTTGGCTTTTTTAAGTTGCAACTCTTGTTGTTTGAGTGCCAACTCTTGTTGTTGTAACTGAAGCAATGGGTCTTGCGCTTGTTGTGCGGCTTGCTGTTGTTGTGCTGCAGCTTGGGACTGTTGCAGTACTTGACTTGCTGCTTGCGCCATCATTGATGCCATTGCGGCTTGTACTTCAGGTGCGACCTTATCATCTTCTTGCGGTATAGGCATTCCCATTTGTTGTTCAACTTGTTGGCGATACATAAAGCCAACGTGTTCTGCCATATGGGCTTGTATAGCGGCCATAATAAGTTGTGCTTGAGGATTTTGACCTATTACAGCAGCAACAGCTGGGTCTTGCAGCAAAGACTGGTGTACTTGAATATGCGCTTGGTGATTCTGGTACATAAAAGCTTTTAAGGGTTTACCCTTAAGCGCTGCCTGGTTTTCTGTTACCGGATCTGTTGCTTTTTGATCGTCTGGCAAAGGCACCAGCTTGTCTGCGTGTTTGATACCCAACACATCTAACATTGAGCGATGCAGTTGTGGCAGATCGTAAATCTGTGGGGCTTGTTGTGCCATTTGCATGACCGCTTGATACTGCACCACGCGCTGAGAGAGTGTGGCGGCATTGGGATCCGACACGGGAATAATATCAACCTTGTCATAATCCGCTTGCTTAGACTTGCGGCCACCATACTCTGGATCGTATGTGTAGTCGGGGTCGGTGTAATCACGGATGATATTTTTTAATAGCTTTAGCTCTTGCTTTAAAGCAAAGTGTACGCGGGCTTGAACTGCCGTAAGTACTTTTAGCTGGCGCTCAAGAAGAGCTAAAGTCGTTCCGACGGGGGCTTGCGCATTCATGTCCGATACTTGCATGTCGGCTGTTGCGGCAAAACGACGTCCCTCGTCCACAATCTGGTTCAACAGATTGAACAATACGTTGCTTGGCTCCTTATATGGGAGCGGTAAGATGGAGTCCCTTATGTTGCCAGAGGCGACATCGACATCTCGAAATTCTCCCGGAGCAATAGGTGTGTCATCACCCTTAATGCGTAATCCTCTGGACTTGAGGCCACCCGGTAGATTCGATAGAGTTCCCGCATCAACGAGCTGTCGCATAATGCTGGTCGCCGACTTCGCGAAACCGCCGATGAGATGGAATAAACCAAACCCGTAAGCGCCGAACCCCGGGATGTATTGGTAGTGGACAAAGTGTTGTCTTTTGAGTCTGAGCGCATCGCCTTCCTTCCAGTTACGTCGTATTGAGAGGATAGTGTTTGTGCCTTTAATTAGTGTGACAACATATGGGAACGCAATCCCAGTCTCGTTACCATCCTCATCAACGTCTTGGAAACCATCCAAATCCAAGTCCACGTGGCACTCATACAACGTATAGCGGTCATCGTTCAGATCGCTAAACCCAGTCTCTTTATCTTTGGCTTGCTTGATGTCATCCTTTTGGCGCGAAGGGTCCGGCAACTCTATATCTAAGTAGAAACCCGCAGCTTGCAGTTTGAGAATGTCGTTCTTGGTTTTGCGCATGACGTGGGTCACGCGGTGGCATGTATCCATATCTGTTGCACCGTATGGCAGAATAATATCTTCTGCTGGCACAAACATTGCTACCTGCCTACCCAAGTTGGGATCAAAATAAATTTTCTTGAATGCTGAACCGGTTGAGGGCAGTGACCACAACATGCGCTCGTGCTCTGGCCTGTACTCAGGCATCGCTTCTGTGAGCTCGTAGTTCATATCATCTTGCACATTTATTGCTACCTCCCGTGTCTCAGGAGTTTCTTTACCGATGATTTTGCTCAGCACTGGGCCTTGGGCTGGGAATGTCTCCGTTATCATCTCAGCTTGGAAGCGTACAACCGCTTCCGTAATCATGGGGTGGAACACACCACAAGCACCGTCCCAAGGTTCTGTGCGCTCCTCCATCTGGAGTCCCAAGAGTTTGAGTCCCTCGACATATGCCTTCTCCCACTCTTTGCGGGATGCTTTGTCTTGGTCGATGTCGTAATCCAAATCCCCAGCCACTGTGGAGAGCACGCTTGGTGACATGTACTCAGCCAAGTTATCGTCAAACTCTTCTTCACCTTGTGTGGAGTCTTTTGGGTTTAAGTCAATCTCCATGCCGTCGGCGCTAATATGTACCGCGTCGGGATTCTCAACTTCAATCTCAATGTCCGGCTCGTCGCCGGGTACTAGGGAGTCCAAACCCAATGGAGCTTGGTTGAGTGCTTTATCAAAACTACTTGTTGCCATGATGTTCCTTAATAATAAGCTGCTGATCTGCGACGCCAATATGCTGGCTCGTCCTTCTCATCCGAGTCTAACGAAATAAAGCCGCCTTGTCTAAATCTCATTAACGCTTGTGAGGTAGTATCCACATAGTCATCGTTCTCGCCAACTGGGAATGCGGCGACCTCTTCGATTACTTCTTTTGCCCATCTTGTATCGGGGGCCCAGACCATTCCACTGGCAAAGAGGTCAGACACAGCGTTAAGCCGCACCATCTTATCATTGCCGCGGCTCGGATTGGTCTCTTGGACAGGTATTCCCATTGCTTTGAGTTCTTGTATGAGTGGAGCTCCAGCAGCCTTTTTTTCCACAATGAATGCATCGGGTTGCCATTCTTTCCAATGTTTAAGCGCTACGGCTTTCAGTTCTGGGAATGCCATTCTGTCTTTGAACGCGTCAAGCAATATGATTTGCGCTTGATCGTGCTCCTCTTCATTGTAGAAGACGCCCCATGTTGTGCAAGCGGAATAGTCCGAATTGTTCTTGGTCTCAAACGCCGTATCCCAAGACTGGATAATGTAGTCACACTGTGGTGGCTCATCCGCTTCCCATATGCGCCAATGTTTCCTAGAGATGATCGCGCTTGTATCTGATGTGGGCTGTTGCATGTACTGGGCGTTCCAGTACCTTGGATCCAAGGATGCCTTGATCTTCTTTAGCGCATCGAGTGGCCACTGCTCGGGCCACAGACTCTTCTCGTCTTCTGTGCCCTCATTTAATATGGCTGGCAGCTCCACAATCTCCCACGGCACCGCTTCTGGGTTTCTGATCTGGTAGTCAATCAACTTGCCCGTAAGATCCAAGAGAGACCAACGCGTCATAACGACTATGATCGCACCACCCGGCATCAAACGCTGCAAGGGACCCGTTTGGATCCAAGACCATGCCGTATCAAATGCAAGTCTGGAGTTTGTCTTTACGTCCTGCTCAGAATGAGGATCATCAATAACAAACAGATCAGCCCCGCGGCCAGCCAAAGCGCCGCCGACACCGGCTGCATAGTAC